TGAGATCGAGGGCACGGTGCCTGATGGTGAGTGGTCTCAGATCTACGAACTGAGCGAGCACCCACTGCTCAAGCGCCTGGCCGACTTCATGGCCAAGAACAGCATGACGCTGGCCGATCTGGACATGACGCCGCGCCAGCAGACCCAGGACGACATGGTGCAGGGTTTTCTCGACGGGCAGCGCGATGAGCGCGAGTCCGCGCTGGAGTACCAGGAGCGCACCTCGGGGCTGCTCGAGCAGCTCTCGGAGCAGATCAGGCGCAGCCGAGATAACCTCGCCCGCGACCCGGTATTGATCGAGCATCGGCAGGCCGACGATGACGACGCGCGCTAGGAGCCGCGGGGATGCCTGAGCGGATCTCCGCGGCCAAGCGGTTGCAGCTACGCAACGTCGCCGAGCAGGAGCTCGCGCGCTGGCGCGGCGATCACGCGGCCTGGCACAAGCACGTCCACAACGTGGAGCTGGACTCGGTGCAGGTGCTGAAGATGCTGGAGATGGACGAGCATCGCCGCACGATCGACTTCTCCTGCCGGCGCACGGGCAAGACGGCGGTCAAGGAGATGCACGCGCTGGAGTACAACGCGACCGAGCCAGACCAGGAGCTCGGCATCGTGGCGCCCAGAGAGGCGCAGTCGATCGTCAACCTGAACTATCACCTGGACGCGATCCGCCGCTCACCGATTCTGACTGCGTACCTCGCGCACAAGAGCGGGCGCACCCAGATGGCGGACAGCTACTACCAGTTCGCGAACCGCTCCAAGGCGCAGGCCTACGGCATCATGGCCCAGGTCGACGGCGGGGACCTGACCGTGGCCTCCCTCGAGGAGGTCGACGACATGCCCAAGGACCGGCTGTATTCGCGCTTTCTGCTGATGATGGGATCCACACGCCGGCTCGGGGCCTCGCAGGAGAGCCGAAATGATCCGGTGATCCGGATCACCGGGGTCTACAAGGGCGCGGACACCCTGTCGGACATGGTGCGCAGCGGCGAGTACCACGTGCTCCCCACCGTGGATGCCTATCTCGGCCAGGAGCTCGGCATCCTGAACTCGGAGTTCCTCGACCTCATGCGATCGCAGCTCGCGCCGGACGAGTACATCCGCCAGCTGCTGTGCCGCAACGTGAGCGCGCGGAATCTGATCTGGGAGGCCTGGCTGCGCCGTGCGATGCAGACCGGGCTCAAGGCCGCTATCGAGCCGGCGGACCCGCTGCCAGGCATGCAGTACCAGCGGCGCGGCCTGGTCTCTCTCGGCTATGACCACAGCGGCCACGGCGAGCGCCCGGAGAGCTCGCGGTACGCCGTGATCGTGCTCGAGCAGATCGGCAACTACACGTGCACGCGCTACGCCCGCGAGTGGCCCCCGGGCACGGATGAGAAGGTGGTCGGCGCGGACCTGCTGGCCCTGTGGGACTACTTCCGACCCGATGTCGCGCACGGGGATGCCTTCGGTGTGGGCCTACTCACGTTCGTGAACGACGCGCTCTACCAGCGCGGGCTCACCACGATCGACCGTCGCACGATCGGCGACGGCGAGAGCACGGCGAGCACCTGGTCGGGCTGGGCCTTCTCGCCGCTCCGCTTCGAGGGCATGGCCAAGCACCAGATGGCGTCCGCCGCCCGGTCGATCCACAACAATGCTCAGGCGGCTCACCCCTACATCGATGACCGACCGGAGGACGACCTCGACACGGCCTCGCTGCGCCGCCTCTACCGCCAGCTCAGCAACATCCGCGGCGCGCCGGTGAAGAACGGCAGCTATTCGACCTATCGGATGGTGGACGACAAACAGGGCGACGACCTCTTCGACGCCTACCTCGCGGCCGTGTGGGGGTTGGTGAGTCGCGGGGCCACGGATGTGGTGACCCTGGTCGAGACCCGCAAGACCCGCCGAGAGCACCTGCTCGGAGAGGCGCCGGTGCGCCTGCCGAGCGACCCGATGCCTGCATGAGGACCCGCCCATGGCGAACCTGAGCACGATCCAGCAGCGATACATCCGACTCGGCCTGGGCGAGCTTCCGCCCGAGGCCCTCGCCCGCGCCGCGCGCGCCGCGGGGCAACCGATGGAGGGCGTGACTGAGCGCGGCATGCGCGCGACGCCCGAGGCCTCGATCCGCTACCTCTATCGCCAGATGTACGTGGACGCCACGCTGCGCGCGGCGATCCTCGATATCCGAGCCATGGACACGATCGACCCGAGGGTGAAGCGGATCCACGGGCGCATGGCGCGCACGGCCGTCAAGGGCGGCCTGCTGCTGCAGACGTCCAGCACGAACCGACGCCTGCTGCGCTTGTGGGATCGATTCGCCGCGCGCCTGGAGTTGCATCGCCAGGAGAAGCTCGAGAGCGACTGCCGGGGCCTGGTGATGGAGGGGAACCTGCCGATCCAGTGGGTCCTGGACGATCAACGCCAGGTGGTGGCGGCCGTGCGCATGCCGAGCGAGACGATCGTCCCGCGGGTCGGGGCCAGTGGGCGCTTCCTCGACGTGGCGGAGGCCTTCGTTCAATACGACCTGACCGGCCACCGGGTGGTGGCGAGTTTCCCGCTCTGGCAGCTCGCACTGGTGCGCCTCACGCCTGACAACTGGGACGACAAGGGGAGTCTGGGTAGACCCTATTTAGATGCCGCCCGCGGGCCCTGGCGCAAGCTGATCATGACCGAGGAGGACCTGGTGGTCCGTCGGCGGCAGCGCGCGCCACTGCGTATGGCGCACGTGCTGGAGGGGGCGACGCAGGAGGAACTGGAGAGCTACCGGGCGGGGCACGAGGCTGAGGCCGGCGAGATCACCACCGACTTCTACCTCAACCGGAAGGGCTCGGTGAGCGCCCTGCAAGGCGACGCGAACCTGGATCAAATCGCGGACGTTGCCCATCTGCTGGATACGTTCTTCTCCGGCGCGCCGGCCCCCAAGGGCCTGTTCGGCTACGCCGGCGATCTGCAGCGGGACATCCTCGAGGACCTGAAGCGGGATTACTTCGAGGAGATCGATGCCCTGCAGGACACCCTGGCCTATGTCTATGAGCTCGGCTTCCGCCTGGAGCTTCTGCTGCGCGGGGTGAACCCGGACGCACAGGATTTCCAGGTCAAGTTCGCGGAGCGGCGCACGGAGACGCCGAACCAGGCGGCGGACCGGGCCCTCAAGTACCAGGCGCTGGGCGCCTCCACAGAGACGGTGATGCGTGCGGCCGGGCTGGACCCGGCGCTGGAGCGCGAGCAGCGTAAGCAGGACGAACTGGAGGGCAGCCCCTACCCGGACCCGGGCAACATCGGGCCGCGGGTGAACGTAACGCCCGGAAACGCGCGCAAGGGCGAGAGCGCCACCACGATCGCGACGCGCGGTTAGGCCGGCAATGGTCGCGCTGGCGGTCAACCCGCGCACGGCCGCGAAGGCGGCGATCCGTCGCGCGTCGGCCTCGGCGCGCCGGGCGATGGTCGGCCTGGACAGGGATATGCGCTCGGAGCTCGAGCGTGTCTATCTGGGGGTCCGGGATGATCTGGTGCGCAGTATCGAGGGTTACGCCGGCCGCGACGGCACGCTGCGCCTGGAGGTCCTGCAGGATCTGCTCGGCCAGGTCGACGCGCGCCTGCAGGCACTCAACGCCGCGCGCGACGGGCTGCTGGGCGATGGGCTGCGCAAGGCAGCGGAGCTCGGTGTGGATCCGTGGCGCGGGGCATCGGCGAGCATCGCCGGCGACGTCACCCGCGTGGCGGATGAGGCGGTGCGCTTCACGCTCTCATTCGTGGCCGAGGATGGGCTGCAGCTCTCGGATCGTATCTGGCGACTGAACGCCGGCGCTCGCGATGCGGTGCGCCGGCAGATCGAGCAGGCGGTGATTCAGGGGCACTCGGCCTCTCGGGCCACTCTGGACTTTCTGGGCCGGGGCGAGCCCGTGCCGCCGGAACTCGCGGCGAAGGTCGGCGCGTCTCAGGCCGGCCGGGTGGCCAAGGCCGCTGGCGCCGCTTTGATCACCGGGCCGAGCTCGCCCTATGCGCATGCGCTGACGGTGTTCCGCACCGAGATCAACCGCGCGCACGGCGAGGCCTACATGCGGTCGGGTGAAGGGCACGAGGACTTCGGCGGCTGGCGCTTCATGCTCTCGCCGCGCCACCCGGAGCCGGACATCTGCGACATGCACGCGCGGGCGAACGTGCACGGGCTCGGGCCCGGCGTGTATCCGAGCCGCGAGCGCTGTCCCTGGCCGGCGCACCCGAACACGCTGAGCTTCGTGCAGATCGTGTTCGTCGACGAGATCAGCGAGGAGGACCGCGCCGGCAAGCTGAGCCGTATCGACTGGCTGCGCGGGCAGCCGCCGGGGGTGCAGGCGGCGGTGCTGAGGTCACGGCACAAGGCCGGCGCGCTGCGTGCGGGCATCCTGCGGGAGAACGAGATCGCCACGCCCTGGCGGGTCCTGCGCCGGCGCTATGAGCGCCGCGGGATCGACATCGACCAGCTGCGCCCACCGCCACCGCGGGGGAAGACGATCGAGGGCAGCACGGTGCTCGGCATGGATCCGGGCCTGCCGCCGGACGCCCTGCTATGAGCGCGCCGGCCGCGCGCATCGGTGGCCGGCTGGTGGATGTGCACCCCTCGGCGGTGACCTGCGAGTGCGGGCACCGGATCTATGACGGGGTGGTGATCCGCTCGCGTTGCATCGATCCACGCAAGGGCACGGCACTGTGCCGCTGCAAGCGCTGGGTGCGCGTGCCGATTGAGCTCTCCCCTCCGGGCTAGCCCTGGCCCTGTATCTGTCTTGACGACCTGTCTAGCCTAGCGCCCGATCAGAGTAAGGCGCCGAAGCCGACCGCTCCACCCGGGGCGCGTCGGTTTTTTCGTGTCTGGGAGTGGTATGCGTTACAGGCTAGAGGAGGTGATCCATGCCGGCCGCGAGCCGCCCGCAGATGCTGCGGGCCGTCTTTTCCCAATGTTTCCTGCTGCTGCTTTCAATGTGCGCCGCAACGGCGGCGGGCGCCCTCGAGCTCCGCTGGCAATCGCCGACTGGCGGCGCCGGGTGGACGAATGTCGACGGGAGCGCGACGGATGACCTCGCCGGCTTCCGCGCCGAGTGCGCCGGCGCGACCTACGACCTCCCCAGCACCGACACCGCCCTGCGGAGCTGGGCGCTACCCCTGACCCTCGCCCCGGGGCAGAGCGTGACCTGCCGCCTGCTGGCCTACGACGAGGCAGGGCAGACCTCGCGCTGGAGCAACACCGTCACCGCCCTCGGAGTCACCGCCCCGGACGGCGAGCCAGCCGCCCCCCTGATCCTCTGCGGCGAGTGCACGGCGCCCGCGCGATGGATAGTCGCCCCGAACCGCACCTACCCGACCCGCCCGCTGTACCACGCCCCTCCGATCTGGCCTACCCGCGATGAGATCGGCCGGGCAGAGGTCGGCGCCGACTGCGGGGCCCTCGTCGAGCCCTCCGCCTTCGGCCGCACATGGCGCGAGCATCGCGGCGGCGTCGTGCTCTGCGAGATCGCCGAGCCCTAGCGCGTGACCGCCTACACCTCCACCCAGACGGGCGACTGGGACGCCCCCGCGACCTGGGGCGGCGGCGGCTACCCGGGCGACGGCCAAGACCCAGGCGGCGACACCGCGACCCTCGCCGCCGGGCACACCGTCACGCTCCCAGCCGCCACGCCCATCACCGCAGGCACGGGCGGGGCGACCGACACGGCCGCAGTCACCATCCAGGCAGGCGCCACGCTCATCAGCGCCTCCGACCTCACCCTGCGCGGCGACCTCGTCATCGCCGAGGGCGGCACCTACGACCAGCGCGCCGACCTCGTGTTCCGCCCGCCGACCGGCAGCCGCTACAAGATAGAGATCACTGCCGGCGCGGGCATCGCGCAGTGGATCGCAACGGGAACGCCCGCCGCGCACGTCGAGACGCGCACTGACCTCGCGGACGGCGGCGCCGCCGCATGGTTGACCAGCTTATTCCTCAGCTTCGCCACGGCCTGGGACTACCACGACTGGACCGACATGGGCGACGGAACCCAGCGATGTATGGACGTGAGGCAGTGGAACAGCGACATTCGCATGCGCTGGCACCACGGCCGGCTCCTGCGCTACGGCACCCAGTACCTGGAGGCGCCCGGCGGCGATGGACGATTTGAGTTCGACTTCGACTCCCTGAGCTGGCACGACGCGCAGACCAGATTCCCGGCCATACGCCTGCAGATCGAGTCCGACGTCGCGGTCGGATACGTGCGCCGAATCCGAGACTCGGTGATGGCGCAGCCCGTCTCGGCACGCGCGGCGCTACAGGATTGGTGCGCCGACACCGAGATCGACGGCCTCGTCATGGTCAACACCCAGCACGACTACGCCCTCAACCCATGGCGGCAGTCGGTGCGCGTGTTCCTCCTCACCGAGGACGGCCAAGCCGTGGCCAACATCACCGGCACCGGCACCCAACAGAGCCGACTACACAACTCGGCACTATGCTCGGCGGGCAACACAAATCCGCACATCGTGAACGGCACTGGCTTGGTAGAGGACTGCGTATTCGTCTGCGACGGCACGCCCTCGCCCGAGGTGGGCGACGTCAGCCCGGACGGCGAAATGACCATCCGCCGCTGCATCTTTACCAACGACTCCGTCGTCATCACCGCGCTGAACGTCAACGCCCGCATCACCGCCGACCGCTGCACCTTCGCAGGCCGCTCATGGATCGCTGTCGGCGAGGCCAACGGCGACGCCAACCAGTTACAGCAGCTCACCAGCAGCCTGTTCGTCGACAACCCCGACGGCCTCAGGCAGGAGGGGTTCTTCGTCTCGCAGGCCTCGGCGGTCGTCGACTACAACGCATTCCACAACCAGACCAACCCGGCCAACCTCGACCTCGGCACGGACAACAGCTACGTCGGAGCCGAGAACCAAGCCCCCTGGTGGGCCACCGGCGGCGGCTACGGCTCGGCCACAGACCGCGGCGCGAACGACATCCCGATCGACCCGCAGCTCAACGACACCACCCGCAACATTGCCACCTGGGACGCAAGCATGGGCGGGCCGGGAACCATCGCCTCCGCCGCAGCCAACGCGGCCACGCTGCTCGGTTACGCCATCGACGGCACCCCGACGACGCCGGCCGCCGGATACACCCTCGACGCCTTCCTCGCCTACATGCGCGAGGGCTTCGCGCCGCAGAACCCGGCCGTGCAGGGCGCCGGGCAGGGCGGTGTGGACCTCGGGGCGGTGGACTACGTGGCCGGCGGCGGGGCTGTGCTGCTGGCGCTGGCCGACTCTCGCCAGGCGCAGCGGGCGGATCTCTTCGACCTGGCGCAGGGCTTCACGCTCGCGGCCGAGGACCTCGCGCAGGCGCAGCGTGCGGAGGCCGTCGATCTGGCGCAGGCGTTCACGCTGTCATCCGAGGACCTCGCTCAGGCCCAGCGCTCCGAGCCGCTCACGCTCGCTCAGGCTCAGGCCCTGGCGCCGGCGGTGCTGCGCCAGGCGCAGCGGGCGGACTCACTGGACCTCGGTCAGGCCTATCTGCTCGCGCTCGACTCGCTGCGCCAGGCGCAGCGAGCGGCCAGCCCCGAACTGACCCAGGCGCACGCCCTGGTGTTGGCGGAGCTCGCGCAGGCACAGCGCCTGGAGGTCCTCGAGCTGCTGCACGGCGTAGTGCTCCTGCCGGCCGGTGCGCGCCAGGCGCAGCGCCTGGAGGCCCTCGCGCTCGCGCAGCAGCAGACGCTGGTGCCCGCGGATGTGCGCCAGGCACAGGTCCTCGAGGAGGCGCCGCTGCAGTTCGGCGTCGTGCTCGCCCCGGCGGGGGCGCGCCAGGCGCAGCGCCTGCTCGATATCGAGCTTTCCGCGCTCGGCGTGCTGACGGTCGAGGACGTGCGCCAAGTGCAGCGCGCCGAGCTGCTCGACCTGCTGCAGGGGCATGCGCTCGCGCTGGCCGATGCGCGCCAGGCGCAGCGGGTGGACGCGACCAATCTCTGGCTGGGCGTGCTGGTGACGCCCCCGGATCGCATCGCAGTGGTGCGCGCCGAGGATCGCAGTGTGCGCGTGCCGGCGGAGGACCGCTCCGTGCGGATTCACTGACCTGAGAGGTAGCTATGAGTAAGCAGATCGAGGTGCTGGAGCTGTTCCGCGATGGCGGGGAGCTTTATCGGGCGGGCGAGGTCCGCGTGGTCTCGGAGGTCGACGCGGCCTACTACTGCGGCGCGGGCTGGGCTCGCGACGTGAGCGGCGACATCCCAACTGGTGCGCGCGACACCCAAGGCGTGCGGCTGGACGTGCGCACGCTGACCCAGACCCAGCCGATCGAGGAGGCCTGACATGGCGAAATGGACCAATGACCTGGTGATGAATGCGGCGCTGGACCTGATCGCCGAGGCGGACAAGCAGATGGCGTGCAGCCAGCAGCCGGCGACCTACTATGAGGCGGTGGACCCTGCGGCCTGGCAGGGCTCGCAGGCCTACGCCCAGGGCGCGCCGGTGCGCCCGGTGACCCGTAACGGTTTCGTCTACGAGGCCACCACCGCCGGCACGGCCGGCGGCGCGGAGCCGACTTGGCCGACCACGCCCGGGCAGACCGTGGCGGATGGCTCGGTGGTCTGGACCTGCCGCGCGAACTACGCACTGACGGCGGCCGCGGCGATGCTGCCCGCGGACTTCACCCAGGCCAATGGTGACGTGGACGGGCGCAAGCATGCCGTGGCGCAGAAGGCGGACGTGGCCATCCACACCAGCGGCACGGCGGACCACGTGGCCCTGGTCGACGACGCGCAGCGCCGGCTGCTGGATGTGACGACCTGCACCCCGCAGGCGCTCACGGCCGGGGGGACGGTCACCTTCCCGACCTGGGACCATGAGATCGGCGATCCGGTATGAGCGCGAACGCCTGGCGCCTGGGGCCGGGTGAGGTCCTGGACTACCGCTTCGAGTTCGGCGCCTGGATGGCGAGCGGCGACTCGATCCAGTCGCACGCGGTGGAGGTGCCGGCGGGGCTCACGCTGGTGGACTCAGCCGTGGACGGGGCCGATGTCGTCGCCTGGGTGAGCGGCGCGGTGGAGGGTGAGGTCTATGACGTGACCGCGGTGGTCACCACGATCCAGGCCCGCACGGCTCGGCGCACGCGCCGCGTGCTCGGGGTGCGCAAGCGGGTGTGAGCCGCCCTGGGCCGAGCGTGGCCCTGCACATGGCTTGACCACCCGCCTAGCCTGATCGCGGGCTCAAGAGAAGGCGACGAAGCCGGCAGCCGCGCAAGCGGTACGCCGGCTTTTGCGTTAGAGGACCTGATGCGGCAGACACCGCGAATCTTTCGATTTGAAGCAGCTGGTGACCACGGGTCAGTGCGATTCCTGACCGGCCTCCATGTGACTCTGGAGGAAGGCAAGCGCACCAGCACCGTCACGCTCACACGCACCGGGCGGTTCTACGATCCGCGCTATGGCGAGTTCGAGATCTCGCGGGACCTGCTCCTGCAGATGGTGGACAACTTCCAGCGCGGGACCTACGGGCAGGAGATCTTCATCGACGTGGCGCACCGTCCGGGCGACGGCGCCGCCGGCAAGATCCTCTCGCTCAGCGTGGAAGGCGAGCGCCTGCGCGCGCGCGTCGAGTGGACGGACTACGGGCTCGAGGCGATCAAGCGCCGCGGCTATCGGTATCTCTCCGCCGAGTTCCACGAGAACTACCAGGACAACGAGGAGCGGCGCGCCCACGGCGCGGTGCTGTTCGGCGCCGGGCTGACCATCCGCCCGGTGATCAAGCGCCTGGATCCCGTGCAGCTCGCGGTGGAGGCGCCCGATGGCGTGCGCGTGTTGATGCACCCCGAGCTCACCCGTGAACTTTCAGCAGAGGCAACTCACACCATGACTCAGTACATCAAGATGCTGCTCACCCGATTGCAGGCCCTGAAGCTCTCGCAGCCGGCGATTGATCAGCTGCTCAAGACCTATGAGCAGAGCGCCAAGGCGCTGGGCGAGGACAACACGCAGGCCCTGGAGGCGCTGGTGGCCGAGTTCGAGGGCGTGGGTAAGCAGCTCGCCGAGGCGAGCGCTCAGGGCCCCGCCGCCGGCGAGATCTCGGTGCAGCTCTCGCAGGCCGCCGGCGTGTCGCGTGACGACGTGCTCAAGATCCTGGCCGAGGCCGAGTCCACCAAGGCCGCGGCCGCCAAGCAGCTCGCGGAGAGCCGCGAGGCCAACCTCGCGACCTTCCGTGGCCTCATCGAGAAGGCCGAGGGCCTGGCCGATGAGACCCGCAAGCGCCTGAGCGAGGCGGAGGACCTGATCACCGCCGAGATGAGCCCCGAGCAGGTCACGCGCCTGGCCGAGCATCAGATCCAACTCGGCGGCGAGATGGAGGCCGCGCGCCAACTGGCGGCGATGGGCTACCAGCCCGCCGGCTCGCCGCGGATCCAGGTCGGCGCCAGCAATGAGGTGATGTCGCTGCAGGAGGAGATCCTCAAGAACCTGCGCGGCACCACGCGCCACGCCATGGGCGCCCTGCGCCTGAGTGAGAAGCCGCAGCCGTTCGTGGAGCGTGTGCTCGCCGAGTTCGACCGTGTGCACGCCACGCGCCTGCATGCCGAGCACAAGATGCTGGCCGGCGGCACCACCGGAGTGTCCGACACGGCGCTGCCCTCGGCCTTCCAGCGCACGGTGATTCGCGAGGCCCTCTCGGACCTGAACGTGCTGGCGTTGGTGCAGGCCCTGACCGACCCGAGCGCACAGATCACCACCGGCATCCCCTACGAGCAGCGCGATACCACCGACGTCGCCAACGACGGCGTGGTCTACGAGACCGGCGCGATCCACCGGGCGAGCGTCGCTCAGGCGATGGATTACGCCTACATCCTGCCGATGAAGCTCGGCTTCCTGATCAGCAACGAGGTGATGCACTTCTCGCGCTCGAGCTCGATCAACTGGGACGCCTACGCCCGCAACGTGGAGAGCAATGCCCGCGTGCTGCGCGAGCTGATCACCCGGCGGGTCTGTAACGAGCTGCAGCGCTCGGCGGATGCCTACGGTGCGGCCGCGGTCACGAACGAGGACCTGGCCGCGCAGCTCACCGGGTCGGCCAGCATCGTGCGCACGGCGGAGTTCCCGATCGTGCGCCCTCATCAGCAGTACGACATCCAGGGCAACACGGTGGGCAGTGTGGAGCACCCACTCACGGTGCGGCTGAACGGGGCGGAGATCGAGGCCTATGACGGCAGCGGTACCCAGTCGGTCGGGACCTACTACCGGGTGGTGAGCTACAACCTCGGCCAGATCCAGTTCGTCAATCAGCTCGGCGCGCCGGTGACGCCCTCCTCGAGCGTGGGCGCGGACGATATTTCCTATCACTACGCGACCAACGTCGCGAAGTTCGATCTGGACCTGCCGGCCAACACCGCCCTGGAGGTGCACCTGAACGGCCTGCTGCGCGCCGTGGGCGCGCGCAAGGCCGTGATGAGTGCGGACCGCTACGTGGAGCCGGACTTCCTGCTCATGAGCCCGGTGCTGAACGATACGGCCACCAACGCCGAGGCGTTCGCGGCCAGCCAGAAGCGCGACGGCTCGGATACGGACGCCATGGGGGACCTCACGGCCCTCAAGGGTGTGTCGGCGTGGAAGACCAACGCCCCGGCGGTGGACCTCGGCGACGAGCGCATCCTGATGGGCCAGCGCGGAACGCTCAGCTATGTGTTGGCCAAGCCCTTCACCACCGGCGAGCCCTTCGAGGCGGTCAACGCCGCCGGCAAGCCCACCGGGCAGAAGCAGGCCTATGGCGAGGAGTATTCGGCGATCAAGGTGCCGAGCCCGATCCGCGGCCGCCTCACCTCGGTGATCGCCTACTCGGCGAGCGGGCGCTAGCCCGGCCCGCGCCTGACGTGCCGCCCCGGGCTCCCCGGGGCGGCCTCATTCTGAGCGGAGGCTGAGCCATGAAGACCATCTTCTATACGAACAACAGCGAACACGTGAAGCACCTGGGCGGCAAGATGATCCGCCCGGGCGAGACCCGGGAGGTCGCGGAGATCGATCACCCCGACTACAGCCCGGCGGCGCCCGAGGCGCCGACGCCCGACGCGGCCGAGCGGCAGGCCGTGCGGGACATCCTCGAGCACAACGTGCCCGAGATCGAGGCGATGCTGGGGCAGCTCTCGGACCGCGAGCTCTCCCTGCTGGAGGCCGCCGAGCAGGCCGACGAACGCCCGCGCAAGACCCTGCTGGAGGCCTTTGAGGAGGAGCGCCTGCGCCGCGCCGCTGATGACACCACCAGCGACCCGGATATGGATGCCTTCGCGGCCATGATCGCGGACATGGATGCCGCCGAGCTCGAGGCCCAGATCAGCCTGCACGAGGGTAGCCCGGCGCACCTGGCGGCGATCGAGGCCGAGCAGGCCCGCCGAGAGGCTGGCGCCGGCTAGCGATGGACGCGCGCCCGCTCGAGCTCGAGGTCCTGGAGGGCGAGTCCACCGAGGTGAGGCAGACGCGCCCCTGGATGGCGCGCCAGTCGCTGAAGGCGGGCACGGCCTACGTGCTGGGCATGGAGATCGGCGGGGTCTTGGCCCAGGCCGTGGGCAGCTCGGTGGTGATGAGCGCCGACTGGGAGCTGGCCGGCGCGCTGTTCGCCCCGGCGATGTGGTGGATCACCGGGCGCAGCGTGGAGACCTTCTCGCGGCATGGGAAGACGCCATGAGCCCGGAGTCGATCGATACGCTGAAGGTGGAGCTGAACGCCCTGCGCGAGTCGCTGGAGTCGCGCCTGGGGCAGATGCACACGGACCTGCGCGAGGTGCAGCACGCGCTCTCGGCGCTGGTGGAGTTCAAGGCCTGGATCGAGCACCACGAGAAGATATCGGCGGGTATGCAGGAGCAGATCAATGCCCTGGTAGCCCGTAACCGCTCTGACCTCGAGGAGGTCAACAAGCGCCTGCGCGCGGTCGAGCGTGACAACGACCGTTCCCACACCTCGGCGCGGATCCACTCGCGGGGCCAGGAGTGGCTGCTGCGCGCGGTGATCGGCGCGCTGCTCTCGGTGCCGCTCGCGTTCGTGCTCGCTCGGGCACTCGGTGGGGGTGAGCCATGAGCGGGATGGCGCGCGCGGACCTGATCCTCTCCCTGCAGGGCCTGCTACAGGACGCGCTCTCGAGCTTCGAGGAGCCCGAGGAGGCCCTCACCCGGCACCTGGATGCGGCGCTGCTGGACCTCGCCCGCACGCGCCCGCGGCTGCGCCGGGCCGAGCTCAGCCTGGTGGCCGACCAGTCGAACTACTCGGCGCCGGCGGACTTCGTGCACTTCCATCGGCTGCTCTGGGGCGCGGACTGCGCCGCCCAGCCCTGGGACCCGCACCACCCCGGCCGGCTACCGCGGGTGGCTACGGCGCAGGGGCTGGCGGGGCTGGAGCTGATCCTCACGCCCGCGCCGAGCGCGAAGCAGATCGGCCTGCTGGGCGCGGTCTGCCCCTACCAGTACGCGGCGAGCTATGCGATTGGCGAGCAGGCGGCCGCCACCACGGTGCGCGCCTCGGACCGGGATCTGCTGCTGCTGCGCGCGGCCGCCGAGGGCCTGCAGGAGATCGCGCTCAACCAGGCGAACAAGCCGGTGCGGCTCGGCGACGGCTTCGGCTCCATGCCGCGCAACGGTACGGCGGCGGCGCTGAGCGAGCAGCTGCTGCGCCGCTACAGGGAGCGGCTGCGGTGACGCGCATGGAGCTCACCGTCCACTCCGAGCGCCTGGAGGCGGCCCTGCGGGCCTCGCCCAAGCGACTCACGCGCGAGCTGGACCGGACCATCGATCGCATCGTGCAGGAGATGGCCCGCGAGGCCCGGCGCCGGGCGCCGAAGGCCGCCAGCACGCTCACGAACTCGATCAGGCCCTCCCGGCCCTCAGCGCTGGAAGGTGTGGTGTCGGCCGGCGCGGACTACGCGCGCATGGTGGAGACGGGCACGGGCACGCATGGGCCGATGGGGTTGGCGAGCGAGCGCATGCCACCCGTGGACGCGATCTATGACTGGGTGCGGGTGGCGCAGGTGCATCCCCGTGACCCCGACATGGACCAGGAGGGCCTGGCCTTCGTGATCGCGCGCTCCATCGCCCAGCGCGGCACGCCGGCGCAGCCCTTCATGGAGCCGGCCTTCGACGCACTGCGCCCGCGCGCGGAGCGGCTGATCGATAAGGCGATCAGTCGGGCCATGAGGACCTAGCGATGGCGATTGGCCCGCCGGTGATCGAGCGCATGGACGCGCGCATGGACGCGGTGGAGGCGGCCCTGCGCGCCGCGCTGCCGACGCGGGCCGTCAAGCGCAGCTTCCAACGCCACTACACGGACCACCGCCGCGAGGACCTGCGCCGGGGCGTGGTGGTGCTGGTGAGCGCCGGCGAGGGCGACTACCGCGGCGGCCTCGGCGGCGCGGCCCGCGAGGGCACCCAGCGCATGCTGCTGATCGGCCACCTGCAGGTGGATGAGCATGCCGAGCCGGTGGCGACGGAGCGCGCCGAGACCGCGCTGATCGAGGAGATCAAGGCCTTTGTGCAGGCCAGCCCGGTGGCGGGCCTGGAGCTGCAGCTGGACAGCGTGCAGCACTCACGCCAGCAGGAGCACCCCTATGGCTGGGTGGTGGCGTATCTGGATGCCGGGCCGCCGGCACAGACCACTTACTAGAGCGAGGACTGAACGATGGCAGAGCAATTTGACAGCAAGTACTTCCGCGGCCAGGGCGCGCTGCTGATCGGGACTCGCGGCGCCGGCGGCGGCCCCGAGGGGCTGATCTTCGTCGGCGACCTGGAGAGCGTCTCGCTGGAGGCGAATGTGCAGCGCGGCGAGGTGATCGAGAACGTCTCGGGCTCGCGCGGTGTGGGTTCCTCCTGGCTGACCCGGGCGAGCTTCAATCTGCAGATCGGCATGCGCTCGATCAAGCCCGAGCACCTGGCGCAGGCCCTGCAGGGCACGGCCACCGCGCTGGCCTCGGCGACGGTGAGCGATGAGCCGCACGTGGCCCGGCTCGGGCGCATGAGCCCGCTCGCCCATACCCAGGTGAGCGCGGTCACGGTGACCGACGACGCCGGCGTGACGACCTACGCCGAGGGCGTAGGGAATGACTACATCCTGCACGCCGAGGAGGGGCTGATCGAATTCCTCACGGGCGGGGCGATCACCGAGGGGCAGGCCGTGCTGGTCGACTACACGCACGCGGACCAGCACCGAGTGACGGCCAACCCGAGCAACGCGGAGCGCTATCTGGTGTTCGCCGGCAAGAACTCGGCGGACAACGACAAGCAGACCCGCGTGGAGATCTACAAGGCCAAGCTGGACCCGGGCGTGCATGACCTCATCAGCGAGGAGGCGGCGAGCGCGACCATTTCCGGGCTCGTGGAGCTGGACACCCTGCGCCCGGCGGGGGATCAATTCTTCGCCTGGGTGACGGAGGACTAGGCGCATGAGTGAGGCACGAGAGGCCGCCCCGGAGGACTACGCCGAGGAGCTGGAGATCCTGCTGCCGGATCGCGAGGCGGAGCTCGCGAGCGGCGAGCGGGTGCAGGTCAAGGAGCTGACCTTCCTGCAGGGCCTCAAGGCCGCGCGGCGCGCGGGGCCGCTGCTCGAGGACCTGGCGCAGCTCTTCGAGCGCGAGCTCGGGGCCGAAGACGCCGGGGAGGATGAGGGCCTGGGCCTTGCCGACCTCGGCGCCGTGTTCGCCGGGCATGAGGACGTGCTGCTGGAGCTGCTGGCCATGAGCACGGGGCGCTCCACCGAGTGGCTGGCGGCGCTCGGCGATGCGGACGGGCAGGCCGTGCTGATGACCTTCTGGGCGGTGAACTCGGATTTTTTCGTGCGGCGACTGGTGGCGCGGCAGGCGGGGCGCATGCGCTCGGAGCTGGTCAAGCACGCGAACAAGTCGGCCCCGCCGCGGCCTTCGCCCGACTGATCGCGGCGGGGCACGACCCCGAGCGCCTGCCCCACTACACGGGGCGCCAGCTCGGGCTCTACCACCGCGCGGCCCTGCGCCAGGCGCAGCAGGAGCGGGCCGAGCAGATCGAGGCGCTGGCGCGTGTGCTGCTCGGTGGGGCGGGCAGCGGTAAACCCGGCAAGTGAGGCGAGATGGCCCGGACCGACCGTGACTTCCTGATCTCCGTCCGCGCGGACATCCGCAAGGCGGTGCAGGACCTGCGCACCGTACGCGAGGAGGTGGCGGGGACAGGGCAGGCCTCGCGGCGCTCCTCGCAGGGCATGCAGCGCATGGGCGCGACGGTGCGCGGACTGGCCGGCGCGGCCGCGGCCTACCTCTCGCTCAGCCTGGCGCTGCGGGTCCTGCGCGAGGCCGACGCCTGGGCGCTGCTGCAGGCACGCATCCGCCAGGCGACCAAGGGCACCGGGGACTATCTAGAGGTGAGCCGTGAGCTCTACCAGGTGGCCGCGCGCACGGGCAGCCAGCTCGGCGCGACGGTGGACGTCTTCCAGGGCCTCGCCCGCGCCGCGCCGGAGCTGGAGGCGACCTCCGGCGAGGTCCTCAAGGTGGTGGAGGCGGTGCAGCAGCTCGGCGCGATCTCCGGCACCGGGCAGGCGCAGCGTCGCGCGGGCCTGCTGCAATTCTCGCAGGCCCTGGCGGCCGGCACGGTGCGGGCCGAGGAGTTCAACTCGATCCTGGAGAACCTGCCGGAGCTCGCGGTGCGTCTCGCCCAGGGGATGGATAAGACGGTGGGCCAACTGCGCGCGGCCGTGCTGGACGGCGAGGTGCTCTCCAAGGACGTCTTCGCGGTGCTGCTCGAGCAGAGCGACGCGATTGGCGAGGACTTCGCTGAGATGCCGCTCACCCTCGGGCGCGCCGGCACCCAGCTCGCCAACTCGGCCACGCGCCTGCTCGGTTCGATCGACAAGATCACCGGCGCGACGGGCTTTCTCTCGGAGGTGATGCAGGGCTGGGCGTCGATCTTCGATCGTATCAGCGAGGCGATCGACCCCGGCCCGGCGCAGGAGCTGGCGAACCTGACGGCGGAGCGCCTGCGCCTGTTGGAGCGCATCCGCGAGCTGGAGGCCTCGGCCTCACCCCAGCAGCGCGCACTGAATGCCGCGCGGCGCGAGCTCGCGCGGGTGCAGGCCGACCTGGTGCGGGTAAACGAGGAGATACTGAAGAGCCGCGAGGGTGGCGCCGAGGGCGGCGTGGACGCCGGCACGCTGATGCCCGGCGAGATCTCCGACGCGGCCCGGCGCCAGCGCCTGCTGGACCAGCTACAGCAGCAGGCGGATACCTTCGGCATGAGCGCCGAGCAGGTGACGCGTTACCGCCTCGCCTTGCTCGGGGCGAGCGAGGCGGAGCAGCGCCGCGCGGCCGAGTTGGTGCGCTCGGTGGAGGCGCAGCAGGCCGCACAGGACCTGCAGGAGGAGGGGCAGCGCATCTACCAGGCGACGCGCACCGAGCAGGAGCGCCTTGCCGAGGAGCTGGAGCGCCTGGATGAGCTGTATGAGCGCGGGGCCTTCGGCGCGGTGGGCTCGGCCGAGGCGCTGGATACCTACGCCCGCGCGGTGTTCGACGCCACCGCCGCCACCGAGGAGCTGGCCGCCGCCGGCGATGAGGCCTTCGAGCGGCTGATCGCGGCGACGCGGGGCTGGGGCGATGAGTTCACCAACACGCTGGCGGACATGGTTCAGACCGGCAAGCTGGACTTCAAGGAGCTGGCGGACTCGATCATCCGCGACCTGCTGCGGATCCTGATCTACCAGCAGGTGACCCAGCCACTGTTCGGGGCGCTGGGGGTGCCGGGCTTCGTGCAGCACGCCGGCGGCCTCGCGGGCTCGGGGCCGATGCGCCGCGTCTCCCCGGCGCTCTTTCTCGGCGCGCCGCGCTACCACGGCGGGGGCATCGCCGGGCTCGCGCCCGATGAGGTGCCGAGCATCCTGCGTCGGGGCGAGGAGGTCCTCACGCGCGATGACCCGCGCCATATGGCGAACATGGGTGGCGCCGGCTCGGTACGGGTGGAGGTGGTCAACCGCGGCACGCCGATCCGCGCCCAGCAGGCCACCACGCGCATGGATGCCACCGGCATGGTGGTGCAGATCATCACTGAGGACGTGCAGCGGAATGGACCGATCCGCCGCGCCCTCGAATCGATCCGGGGGCGCTGATCGATGGCCTGGCCGAGTTACGGGCGATTGGTGCTGAACAGCCTGGGCGAGAAGCCGCAGGCGGCGGTGCGCCGCTCGGCGATGGAATCGGGGCCGGTGAAGCAGGCCCAGTTCATGAGCCGGCAACTGGTGGCCCGCGAGCTCACCTATCGCTACACGGGCGATGAGTACGACCAGTGGAAGACCTGGTATCGGACGCAGATCAGTCGCGGCGCGGCCTGGTTCGATTGGGTGGACCCGCACGACGGTGCGACCAAGCAGGCGCGCATAGCGTCCGGCGAGTATGAGGCTACGGCGGAGTCCGCCGGGCCGGGCAGCCCGCCGGCCTGGCTGCTGAGCTGCACGATCGAGACCTGGGAGTAGGCCATGGCGCGCAGCTACTCGACGACCTACCAGCGCACCGTCAACGCCACGGCGGCGGCGGAGGTGCCGCGCCTGCTGCTGGAGATCTCGCACCCGGCCCTGGGCGAGCCGCTGCGCTTCGTGAACGATACCGACGCCCTGGTGCACCAGGGCCAGACCTACATCGCCGCGCCGTTCCGCTACGTGCTGCCGGATGACTTCGAGGGCCAGCTACCGCGCGCGCAGCTACAGATCGACAACGTGGGGCGCGAGCTCACGGACTGGCTGGAGGCGACCGAGGGCGGCGCGGGCGCCGGCGTGCGCATGCTGCAGGTGCTGCGCTCGGATCCGGACGTGGTGGAGTGGGAGGTGCAGCTCGAGCTGCAGGGCGTGCTGATGGACGTCTTTACGGTGAGCGGGCAGCTCGGGTTCGAGGACGTGCTGAACCGACCGGCCTGCGCGCTCAGCTATCGCCCTGAGACGGCTCCGGGGCTGTACTAGGGCGGCGCACTTCCATGAGCGACCAGATGAGCGCCCCGATCCAGCCCAGCACGGCCCAGCCCAGCAGCACGTTCAGCGCCATGATGGCCATGGCCTGGTGGTGCTTGCGGGAGACCGCGATGATCGAGGGGGTGAGGTAGACCGCGATGGCGAGGGCGAACGCGATCAGTGCAACGCCTGGGGAGGATCCTTCCATGCGCGGGAGTATAGCGCAGGGTTCGGGGCCGACAAGCGTGAATATTCCCGGCCCGCTCACGCCGGCGCATTGGTCCGATGCCTATGTGGGCCTGCCCTATGCCGAGGCGGACTGCGCCGAGCTCGCGCGCCGGGTGCGCCTGGAGGTCTTCGGCCAGGCGGTGCCGCTGCCGGCGGAGCGCGCCGCCGGCCTGCGCGGGCTCTCGCGCCAGATCGAGGACCTGAAGGCCGATTACGGCACGCCGACCACGGCGCCGGCGGATGGCGATGCGGTGCTGATGTACACCCGCGGGCGGCTACGCCATGTGGGCCTTTACTGCCTGATCGGCGGGGTGGCCTGGGTGCTGCACGCCCTGCGCGGCGCGGGCGAGACGCGCCGGCACCGCCTGCGCGAGCTGCCGGGCTATGGCATCCAGGTGGAGGGGTTCTACCGATGGCGGGGGTAGGGCAGGTGCTCGAGCACGCGCCACGGCCGACCCTGGTGCACTGCCCGCACCCGGTGCTGGCGACGGCGGGGCGCACGCTGCACCGCGAGCCGGTGGGCGCCGGGGAGAGTGTGCAGGCCTACCTGCGCCGCCTGAAGCTGCACCCGGGTGAGCGCCCGGCGCTGCTGACGCTGGACGATGTGCGCATCCCGCGCGAGGCCTGGGCGCGGACCTACCCCGAGCCCGGCCAGCTGCTGGTGCTGCGCGCGGGCCTGGATGGCGGCGAGGGCTCGGACCCGCTGCGCGTGGCCCTGAGCATTGCCGTGCTGCTGGTGGCGCCGCAGGCCGGCGGGGCGGTCGGGAGCGCGCTCGGCGTGAGCGCCTCGCTCGGCACCACGCTGGTGACCGTGGGCGGCATGCTGCTGGTGAACGCCCTGGTGCCGATCGAGGTGCCGGACGTCGCCGGCCCGCAGGCCGACGACGAAAGCCCCACCTATGGACTCACCGGCGGCAGCAACCGCGCGCGCCTGGAGGCGCCCATGCCGCTGGTGCTCGGGCGCCACCGTGTGACGCCGGACCTCGGGGCCCAGCCCTACGCCGAGTTCATCGGCGAGGACCAGGTGCTCTCGCAGATCTTCCACTTCGGGCTCACCGACGTGCTGCTCTCGGACTACCGCATCGGCGACACCCCGCTCAGCGACTACCAGGGGGTGGAGGTGGAGGAGTCCGGCGCCGATGGGGCGCTGACGCTCTTCCCGGGCAACGTGGACACGGCCGCAGGCGCCGAGCTCAACATCGGCGATCCGCCCGTGCTGCGCACCTCGCCTCTGGACGCCACGGCCCTGGCGGTGGAGATCACGGGGTACCTGTTCTACCTCGGCAATACGGACCTGGAGACCCTGAACGCGCAGGTGACGATCGAGTACCGCGAGCTCGGCGGGCCGAGCTGGCTGCCGCTGGGGGACGCGGCGAGCCTGACGCTGAGCAGCTCGAGCCGGGCGCCGGTGCGCCGGGGCGTGCGCCGCTCGGTACCGCGCGGCCAGTATGAGGTGCGCGTGCAGCTCACGGGCGCCACGCGGGGCTTCGGCCAGGCCGTGAGCCCAGGCGACCCGAAGGCGACCCTGGAGCTGAGCTGGTCGAGCCTGCGCAGCTACCAGCCCGATGACGCCGACTATGACGGGCAGAAGCGCCTGGCGCTGCGGATCACCGCGAGCGGGCAGCTGCAGGGCGTGGTGGACCAGTTCAACGCCATAGCCTCCACCCGGGTGCCGGTGTGGGACGGGGCGAACTGGACCACCCAGGAGAGCCAGAACCCGGCCTGGTTGTTCCTGTACTTCGCGCGCGGCCGCTTTGTGGGCGGGCGGCGGATCTGGGGCGCGGGCCTGGCGGATGAGCGGATCGACATCGCGGCCATTCAGGAGTGGGGCGCCTGGTGTGATCTCAAGGGCCTGAGCTGCTCGCTGGTGCTGGATGCCTCCGGCACCTCGGTGCTGCAGGCCCTGAGCCTGATCGCCCGCTGCGGGCGGGCGTCCACCTCCTGGGGCTCGGGGCGGCTGGGCGTGGTGTGGGATGCCGGCGGGCAGCCCGCGGTCGGGCACTTCGGCATGCACAACATCCGCGAGGGCTCCTTCCGGATCGAGTACCTCACCGGGCGGCTCGCCGATGAGGTGGTGGTGCGCTACATGAGTCCGGAGCTGGGCTGGAAGCCGGATAGCGTGCGCGCCCGCGTCCCGGGGGTGACGACGCCGGAGAACTCGGCCACCGTGGACGTGCCGGGCATCATTGATCGCGACCAGGCCGGGCGCGAGGCCAACCTGCTGGCCGCGCAGCAGGTGCACCGGCGCCGGCGCATCACCTGGGAGACGGACCTGGAGGGCAGCGCGGTGCAGCGCGGGGACGTGGTGGAGCTCTCCCACGACCTCACCCGCTGGGCCTACTCCGGTCGGTTGCTGACGGGCACGCCCACCACGCTCACGCTGGACCGCGCCGTGCCCTTCACCACTGGGCTCGATCACTACATCGGCATCCGCCAACCGGACGGGACCTACACCGTGCACGGCGTGCAGTACCCGGGCACGGAGGCCGAGCAGCTCACGCTGCTGGACCCGCTGGGCGTGGACCCGAGCGCGGACCCGGACCACCCGCCGCTGGACTACACCTGGCATTTCGCGCCGGCGCCGACGCCGGGCAAGCGCGTGAAGGTGCTGGACGTGCAGCCCATCGATGAGCAATGGGTGCGGCTGACGGCGACGGACGAAGACGACGCCTACTACCTCTCGGAGTTCGGCGCCTATGACTACACGCCAGCCCAGGCCAGCGGCACCGCGCCCACGCTGGCGAACCTGGAGGTAAGCGACACGCTCTATCGCGCCGGCGATTCCTTCTCGGTGCGCGTGGTGGCGGTGTGGGACGTCGCCGGCGACTACGCCGGGGCGATCGTGCGCGCCGCGCCCGCCGGCGAGCCGCTGGCGGTGGTGGAGCGCACGCTGGGGCGGCGCGCGGAGTTCGACTGGCGCACCACCGGGCTGGTGGATATCGAGGTGACGTTGCTGAACCGGCGCGGCGAGTACGGGCCGAGCGGGCGCGCGACGCTGACGCACTCGATCGTCGGCAAGGCGGCGCCGCCGGCGGACGTGCTCGACTTCGCGGCCAGCGCGCGCAGCTACGGGATCGCGCTCACCTGGGCGCCGGTACCGGATGCCGACCTGCTGGACTACGAAGTGCGCGCCGGCACCGACTGGGACACGGGCGTGACCGTGGGGCGCATCGATGGCACGGAGCTCGCGCTCGATATCGTGGCGCAGGGCAGCTATGACTTCCTGATCAAGGCGCGGGACACCTCGCGCAACCTCTCGGCCAACGCCGCGGCCGCGTCGATCACGATCGAGCAGCCGCTGGCGGTGGGCGAGCTCACCGCCGGATTTACCGCCGAGGCCCTGGTGCTGGACTGGGGCGAGCCGCCCGCCTCATTCCCGGTGGCCGAGTATGAGGTGCGCCACGGCGCGGACTGGGCCACGGCCACGGTGGTGACGCGCGTCGACGCCCGCCAGTTCACGGCCCGGGCGCAGTGGCTGGGGCTGCGCACCTGGTGGGTCGCCGCGGTGGACTCCGCCGGCAACGTGGGCGCGCCGGCGAGCGTGGCCGTGAGCGTGGCGCCGGCGACGGTGAGCGCGATCGCGCAGCGGGTGATCGACAACTACGTGCAGCTCACCTGGGACGCCGCCCCGGGCACGCTGCCGATCGCCCACTATGACGTGCACCGCGGCGAGGACTACGCCACGGCCGAGCGGCTCGGCAGCGTCTCGGCGACCATCCTTCACCACTTCGAGGTGCAGCAGGGCGAGTACGTGTATTGGGTGACGCCGGTGGACTCCGCCGGCAACGCGGGCACGCCGGCGCAGGCGCGCGTGGCCGTCTCCGAGCCGCCGGACTTCATCCTGCGCACGGACTGGATATCGGCCTGGGGCGGCACGCTGAGCAACGCCGCGCCGCTGGACTCCGGCGGGCTGCTGGTGCCGGTGAACACCACCGAGACCTGGGCCACGCACTTCTCCTCGAGGGCCTGGGCGACGATCGCCGAGCAGGTGGCGGCGGGCTTCCCCAACTACGCCATGCCGGCCGAGGGCACGGCCTTCTATGAGGAGGTCTTCGACTACGGCACGGTGCTGGCGGGCACGCTGGTGACGGCCGTGCTCTCGCGCGAGCTGATCGCCGGGGAGGTGACGATCACGCCCACCATCGCGGTGCGCGCGCTCGATACCGACCCTTGGACGGAGCACCCCGGGCTCTGGCAGGTGTTCGAGACGGACTTCCGCTATGTGCGGGTGCGCCTGGACTTCGCCGCCGCCGGCGGCGACGACCTGCTGCGCCTGAACGAGCTGCGCGTGCGCCTCAGCGTGAAGGAGAAGACCGACCAGGGCCGCGCCAGCTGCGCCGCCGGCGATGCGGGCGGCACGGCCGTGACCTTCAGCAAGGCCTTTGTGGACGTGCAGTCCATCGACGTGCAGCCGATCGGCACGGCCGCTGTGATCGCCGTGGTGGACTTCGCCGGCACGCCCAACCCCACCACCTTCTCCGTCTACCTGTTCGACCGCGCGACCGGCGCGCGCGTCTCGGGGGACGTCTTCTGGATCGCGCGAGGTAACTAACCATGGCCGGTGATTGGCAGTACCCGGACGAGACACGGCATTACATCAATCAGTTCGTGCCCGAGCTGCGCCAGCGCGACCTGGACGCGGTGACGATGCTCGAGGACCTCACTGGCGCGGCGAACCTGCCGACCAACGCCAAGCGCTGGAACCAGGCGGCCGCCCGCTTCGAGCGCTACAACGGCACGAGCTGGGAGCAGCTCGCGGGCCTCTTTGAGATGAAGGTGCGGGACTCGGACCGCCTGAACGGGCAGGCCGAGGCCTTCTACCGCAACGCCGGCAACATCAATGCCGGCACGCTGCCCGGCGCGCGCTTCGCGGATTCCAGCCACGGCACCCGCGGCGGCGGCACGCTGCACGCGCTGGCCACGGCCCTGGCTGCCGGCTTCATGAGCGCCGCGCACTTCTCCAAGCTCGAGGGCATCGAGACCGGCGCGACGGCCGACCAGACCGCCGCCGAGATCCTCGCGCTGCTGCGCACCGTCGCCGGCCCGGGCTCGGCCCTGGACGCCGACACCCTGGACGGCCAGCACCTGGCATGGATCCTGGATCGGGCGAATCACACGGGCGCCGGAGGCGGCTACAAGGCGTTGCGGGTCTATGCTGGATCAGCGGTGTGGACCAAGCCTGAGGGGCTGCTGGCAGCGGAGGTGCTGGTGGTGGGAGGCGGTGGTAGCGGCACACCCTATTTCGATTTTGGGGCCTGGCGGAATCCCGTGGGTCATGCCGGCGGGGCGGCCATCAAGTACCTGGAGGCGGCCGTCTTGGGCGCGACCGAGGTCGTTACGGTGCCCGGGCGCTCCACCTCCGGGGCGGGCGGGACCGCATCCTTCGGGGCGCACTGCTCCGCGACGGGGGGCGGGAACACTGCGCAGATCAGCTCCGGCCCCGGGGTCGGCATCGGGGGAGACCTGAACATCTACGGCGGAGGCATCTCGTACACCGGCAGCGTGTACCTAGCGGGTGCCTCCATCTTCGGCGGCCCTCCCCCCGCTGATGTGCCTGGGTTCGCCCAAGATGGTGTCGCGCCCGGTGCGGGTGGTCAGGGGCGTCAGGCCGGCGGCCCTGCGGTGGTCCTAGTGCGGGAGTCCTTCTGATGTTTGCACGAATCGAGAACGGGACGGTGGTGGAGCTCTGGGACACCGGCGCGCTGCCGCCGCTGGCGCCGGGGGCGGCAGCGCTGTACGAGCCCTGCGGGCCGGAGGTGGAGGTGGGCTGGGCCTTCGACGGCCAGACCTTCGCGCCGCCGCCGCTCGCCGAGCTGCAGGCGCAGGCGCGCGCCCGGATCAATGGCGAGCGCGATCGGCGCATCCGCGGCGGGTTCTCGCATACGGTGGCCGGGGTCGAGTATCGATTCGACTCCGACGCGGACAGCGAGGCGAACATCCTGGGCCAGGCGATGAGCGCCGCGATCGACGGCACGGTGCCGCCGGGCTTTGAGTGGCGCACGGAGGATAACCAGGACGTGCCCATGGACGCCCCCGCCGTGCTGGAGCTTGCCCGGGCCTGGGGCGCCCACAAGTGGGTGCAGCACGCGACGGCGCGCGCGCTGAAGGCGCAGGTGGACGCTGCTACCACGCCCGCCGCGGTCGCGGCCGTGGTCTGGCCCGAGGGCTAGGCGGGCGGGCCGCCCTCGCCGCCCGCCAGGGCGACGTAGCGGCGCAGGTGATCGATGTCGACCGGCGCGCCCGTGCGCGCGTAGTGCTCGTAGAGCAGGCTGATGACGCGGGCGCGCTGGGCTGGGGCGAGGGCCTGGGCGAGCTCGGCGAGCTCGACCTCGAGGCGCTCGAGCAGGGCGAGATCGAGCTGCCCGGTGTAGGCGGGGGGTGCCGGCTCGGCGACGGCGCGCGGGGCGCGCGCGCAGAGCCGGTCGACCAGGTCCTCCCAGTCCTCGCGCGCGCAGACCTGCGCGCCATCGTCGATGTGGGCGAGCAGCTCGGGATTGCCCATCGCCCCGCGCGCCAAGCGCCGCAGGACGTCGGGGGCCACCTGCAGGAGGCCGAAGCCGGCATAGACCTCGCCCCGCTCGGGGACCGGGAGCACGCCCCGCGCGAACGGGCCCACCACCACCTCGACCACCGTGTAGGGCAACACCTTGTCCGCGCCGAGCACCAGCTCCGCGGGCAACATGAAGACGGCCGCGCAGAAGCCGGGCTCCCCGGCATGGACCAGGCAGGCATGGACCCCCGCCTCGACCAGCAGCTCATCGAGGAACAGGCGCAGGCTACTCGCCGCCTGGAAGTGGTGCACCAGGAAGGGCGGGCCTCGGCCGTCGATGAGCCAGGAGAGGGAGACCCGCTCGGTGCGGGCGATCGGGACGAGACGCTCAGGTGCCGGCAGATGGCCGTGGCGCAGGCGCGAGATGGTGCCGCTGGAGAGCCCGAGGCCCTTGAGCCAGGGGTGGATATCCCGCCCATAGGCGACGCGCTGGAGGCGCTCCTCGATCGAGGTCTCGCGGACTGGGGAGTAGGGTGGCACTTGACGGGCCCCGTTTATAGGTCTAACGTCCAGATCTGGAACCGATACAAAATGATTCATTTTGTATCGGTCGGCCGGAGATTATCGGACTGGATGGGCGCGGTGGCTATGGGTAACCCGGAAAAGAATGTGACTACCGCCACAGAGGCGGCCCCGCTGATCCCCTTGTTGATCCGCGTGCCCGCGGCCACGAAGGCGCGGGTGGAGGCCCTGGCCCGGGCGCAGCAGCGCTCGGTCTCGCGCCAGGGCGCACTGCTGCTCGAGGAGGCCCTGGCAGGGGCCGGCGAGCTGGAGCAGACGGGATAGAGAGCAGAAAGGGCCGGCGGGGTGGCAGCCCCGCCGGCGAGTGGCGCAGGGCTGGCAGGCCCCGCGCCGCAAAGCCCCGGGTAGGGGGCGTGAGGCTTGCTTGGCTTGGTCACCATTGTCGGCCTCGGGGTTGAGTATACCGCCCCGAGCCTATGCCTCCGCCGCCGCCCTTGAAACGTGAAGGGAGAGGGTGGGCTCACATGAGACGGGCGGCATACGACGAGATATCGGACGTCGATCAGGCCAAGTATGAGGTGGTCCACGACTTCCCCGGCGGCGCGGCCCGCCTGGCCCCGCTGGTGGCGATGCGCCCCGGCACGCTCAGCAACAAGGTCAACCCGTTCCAGGAGTCGCACCACCTGACGGTGGACGAAGCGATCGCGCTACAGCACGCGACCCAGGATTACCGAATCTTCTACGCCGAGGCCCGCGCTCTCGGGCACGTGACGGTGCCCGTCGGCGACTACGCGGCCACCTCCGATGTGGAGCTGCTGAACGCCTACGCCGCGTTCCACCGCGAGGTGGGCGAGACGGCGAAGGAGATCCAGCGAGCCCTGGCCGATCGGCGTATCACGACCGCGGAGCTGACGGCGATCCGCCGGGAGATGTTCGAGGACTGGCAGCGCGAGCTCGAGCTGCTGAACCGCTTGGAGGCGCTCTGTGAGGACGCCTGAGACAAGTGCCCAGAGCGGGCCGCCGGAGCTAGGAGGCTCCGGCCGGGCGACGGCGGTGCCCGCGGCGCTGGCGCGCCACGGCATCCGTGGCGCGGACGTCGCGCTGCCGCCCGGGGCGGGGCTCGCCGGTGGGCTGGTGATGGGGCATTTCGGCCGCGAGATCCTCGCGCGCCTGGCCGAGCGGCGGGAGGGGGGCGGCGATGCGCCAGCAGCACCTGCCCGGACTCGATCCCGGCGATGACGAGGCGCTGCTGCGCGCCGCCTGGGCGCGCGTGCCCCGGGTGCGGGAGGCCGATTTCGCCCGGGCCATGACTATTCCGGTAGTGGCCCGGTGTCTGCGCCGGGTCGCCGAGACGATGACACGACAGGGAGGCACTGATGGACGATCGACTCGCACCACCCGCCGCTAGCCCGGGCTCACCCCAGCCCCGGGACTGTGCGCGCGCCCTCTCCACGCTATCCGCGCTCCCGGATGCGGTGCTCACGGAGCTGCCGGCGTGGATGGCGGCCGTGGAGACGCTGGAGGGCCTGACGGACGAGGCGCTGGCTGAGCTGCCCGAGCCGATCGCCGCGGCGCTGGTGGCGCAGATGGCCCGCGTGATCCGCGTGCTGCGCCTGCGCGCGGCGCGGGCGCAGGGGCAGGCGTGAGCGGGGGAGAGCCCATCGAGCTGCTGGCCCCGCGCGGGCCACGGGCCTGCGCGGCCTATGGCTCGGTGCGGCGCTGGCTGCCGGTGGGCGCAGCGGCGCGGCTGGGGCCCGGGCTGGCGCTGCTAGCCACGCAGACGCCGCGATTGTGCAGCGACGGGGTGCGCTATCTGCCGGCGCTGCGCTTCAGCCCCCGCGCTCCGGCGCGGGAGGTGACGCACCACCTGTCGGGAGGGATGTGGATCGACGCCTGCGCCTGGGCGGGCGTGATGCTCTGCCCGCTGGCGGTGGCGCGGACCGCCGAGGCCCCGCGCGGGCCGGGGCAGGACATCCAGCACCGCCCGGTGACGGCGGTGCGTATCGAGATCGTAGCCGTGCTGCCGGGCATACGTCTGGTGGCGCCGGAGACCGAGACATACACCCACGGCGAAGCCGATTAGGAGGTACGCCATGACTGAGAGAGACCACACCACGCGGATGGTGCGCTGGCACGACGGCCAGCGCTTCGTCGCCGCGCTGTGCCGGCGCGGTCGCTCGCGCCTGCATCTGCTGGCGATCGAGGAGGGCGGGGTGCGGGTGCGCCAGCGCCCCATCGCCGAGGAGCCGGCCCTGCGTCCGCTCGAGGACTACCCGGTGGCGCGGGCGGTGCGCCAGTTCCGGCGCATCGGCCGGCGCCGGGGTATGAGCCAGGAGGCCAAGGACATGCTGGCCCGGGCCGAGCAGGCGGTGCGCTCATGAGCGGCTCGACGGAGTACCTCTGCCCGCGCTGCCGTGAGGACGTGAGCGAGGTGGTGGAGGCCGAGGCGGTGGCGCAGGCGCAGGCCTCGGTGGCCGAGTGGGGTGATGTGATGCGCTACCACCATGCCCTGGCCCACGGGCTGCGCGAGGTGGCCAGGCGCGTGGAGCGCGGCCACGGCACCGTGGCCGATGCCGCGTATCTGGAGCAGGCCGCCGAGACCCTGGCAGGGCGGGGGGTGGAGGCATGAGCGTCTTCGCCCGCTACTTCACCACCGGCGAGGAGCGCCAGCTGCTGCGCACGGTGGCGCGCTGCACGGGGTCGATCGCCGCCCGCGACCACGCCTGGATGCGGCTGCTGCGCTACACCGGGCTCCGCGTCGACTCGCTGGCCTCGCTGCGGGTGCAGGACGCGCTGGACGCGATCCGCGAGGGCGTGCTGCGGCCGCCGCGCGCGAAGGGCGCTCGGGCCTATGAGGTCCCGGTCTCGCGCCGGGCCCGGGTGGCCTTGCAGGATCTGCTCCGGGTGCGCCGGGCGCTCGGCCATGCGCAGGACCCGGACGCGCCGCTGATCATGAGCCGTCACCGGCGCGGGCTCTCGGTGCGCAGCCTGCAGGCGCGCATGCAGCACTGGGTGCATGAGGCGGGGCTGCCGGCGGGCTCGCCGCACTGGTGGCGGCACACGCTGGCGCAGCGGGTGCTGGAGCACTCGACAGCCCGTGAGCCGCTGCGGGTGGTGCAGCGGGTGCTGTGTCATGCGAGCCGCTCCTCGACGGCGATCTACACGCAGCCGACGAAGGAGGAGGTGGCGCTGTCTCTGGAGGAGGGCTCGGCATGATCATGGCACACGGCAACGGGCTGAACGTCCACGTGGTGGGCCTGCAGGCGATGAGCCTGGGCGCACTGAAGGCGCCGCACCCCGAGGTGGGCGAGGCGCTGTACTCGCGCGAGCTGACGCTGCGCGATGCCCTCGGCGCGCAGGTGCGCCTGCGCCTGGAGGCCGCCTCAGCCGAGCTGCTGGAGCAGCTCGAGCTGCGCACGCCGCCGCCGCGCGACGCGGACCAGCCGCCGCTGTTCCCGGGCGAGGCGGCAGAGGGATGAGCGAGCCGCAGCGGCAAGACTCCATGCCCCGGGTGGGCGTCGCTGCGGGCGTGTCGCCGAACCCGGGGCACGAGGCTGGTGACCCCCACAGGGCCAGCAGCCGGGCGGACTCGGCACGGGGGGCGCTACTCCCGCCTGCGTGCGCAGGCCCGGCACCTATTCGCGATCGCGACCGGCTGTGCTGGTGGCATCCTGACTACGACGCCTCGCAGGTGCCACCGGCGGTGCTGAGCTACGCCGGCGTGCGCCCGGAGGTGGTGGTGCGCGATCTGGCTGCGGGCAAGCGCCGCCAGCTGTGGGCGGGCATGCAGGCGGCGGACCCGGCCCTGGCAGCGCTGCTGTCGAGCTCCGAGGGTACGGTCCTGCAGGACGGCCTGCGGCAGGTGTTCGGGGCGGGCGTGTCGCTGACGCTGGAGCGCGCGCACTACCGCCGGCTGATGGAGGCGGGAGAGACCGATACGACGGACGATGAACCAGGAGGAACGATGCTGATACTGACGCGCAGGACGAATGAGCGCCTGATGGTGGGCGATGAGGTCACCGTGACCGTGCTGGGGGTGAGGGGTAACCAGGTGCGCCTGGGCATCGAGGCCCCGGCTGACGTGCCGGTGCACCGCGAGGAGGTGTACCAGCGCATCCAGGCCGAGGCCGCCGCGGCCCGGTCGACGTGCTGAGGGGGGTGGTGATGACTGAACACCTATCGATCCCCCTTGGAGACCGTCGCCGGCGAGCGGGTTGGGTTCGCTTTGATCGTCTACACCGACGTTCCCGCACACGACCTGAATTAGGAGGCTCAATGCGCAGCCACAACCTGACGATGGACCACCGCTCGGAGGGTGGACTATGAAGATCACCGCAAGACTGCATCCGATCGTCGAGCTGAGCGTCGATGGCCAACTTATGCCCTTCAGAGCGGTATCGGCCTGGAACGGGCTGGTCCTCCTGCAGGGCTCCCAGGAGGACCTGGAGCTGATCGTCGACGGAGAAGTATTGCTCGAGCACGCGGCCAGGCCCCTGCGGAGTCAGGTGCTGACGCTCAGCGTGATCAAGGCGCGCCCCGATCTGCTGGCGCGGCTGCGCGAGGGCGGCCCGGACGAGGCGGAGCCCTACTGATGGCGCTCCCCTACGCCAACGCGACTACGGGCCAGCGCGCCCTGGTCGAGATACAGAACACGCTGCGCGCCTTCGGTTGCGCGAAGTTCTCGTCGGGCGAGGACTTCGAGACCGGCGATGTGTTCGTCCAATTCGAGCACCACGGCCGTTAGGTCGACCTGCGGGGCTCGGCCCGCGGCTATGCCGAGGCGTGGCTGCGCGAGAACCCGTGGAACCATCGCCGGAAGAGCACTCGTGTCGCGCACGAGAAGCGGGCCTTCGAGATCGGCTCTGTGGCCGTCTACTCGATCCTGAGGGACTGGGTGAAGGGCCAGGTGACCGCCATCGAGATCGGCGTGCTGTCGTTCGATTCGGCGTTTCTGCCGCACATACTCCTGCCCTCGGGTCGGCGGGTGATTGATGAGGTGCAGGCACGCGGGATGTTGCCGCCGCCACCTGCGGGCGCTGAGGTTGAGTAACCCACGGGCAGGTGCGCGACGTCGGCGCAAGGTGTGGACGGCGGCCGAGGAGCGCGAGCTCGCAGCGCTGTATCCGGACACGCCGATGCCTGAGCTCACTGCGCGCTTCGGGGTGCCGGTGCACTCGATCCACAGCAAGGCTCATCGGCTCGGGTTACGGCGATCGCAGGCGTTCCTGGATGCTAATTCGGGCAATGTCCGTAAGGGGGAGCGGCGCTCGCCGGCGTCGGAGTTCACGCCCGGGCATGTACCGTGGAACAAGGGCAAGAAGGGGCTCGACATCGGCGGGCATGCGACGCGCTTTCAGAAGGGGCAGCGGGGGTCGAAGTTCGCGCCGATCGGTAGCGAGCGCATATCCAAGGAGGGTTACCGGCAGCGAAAGATGACGGCGACGGGCTACCCGCCGAAGGACTGGAGGAACGTGCACCACTTGGTCTGGGAGGCGACACATGGGCCGATCCCCGCGGGGCATGTGGTGGCGTTCATCAATGGCGACAAGACGGACGTGCGCCTGGAGAACCTGGAGCTGCTGCACCGCCGCGAGTTGATGGGGCGCAACACGATCCACCGCCTGCCCGAGGAGCTGCAGCAGACGATCATCGTCAAGCGGACGCTGGTGCGGAAGATCAACCGAGTGGAGAAGGAGAGGACGGATGAAGAACGGGGTTGAGGATCTACGCAATAACCTGTTCGCGCTGCTCGAGGAGCTGGCTGATCCCGATACGGCGCAGGACAAGGAGCGCCTGGACGCCTGCCTGCGGCGCGCGAAGGCGGGTTCCGAGGTGGCGCAGACGATCATCAACAGCGCCAAGGTGGAGGTAGAGCACCTGCGCGCGGCTGCCGATGCGCCGCGCTCGGGAAAGGGCTCTCGGTTCTTCTCCCCACCGCCGGCGCTGTCCCTTGGCAGCGATGACGACGTGCCCAGCGGATGAGCGCGCCAGAGCAGCCCAAGCCCCCACCGATCCCGGTATTGCTGCGCCGCCCGGCCTACATGGAGTTGGTCTACCCGGGCGGGCAGCGGCTGCGCGTGGCGGCGCCGGAGGATTTCTCGGAGCGGATATTCGCGGTCCCTCACGCGCTGTTCCCCTCGGTCGAGCCGCTGCTGGCAGGCCCCGCCGGACCGGAGCCGACGCGGAATATTTCTCGGAATAATCTCAAACCCGATACGGAGTAGTCCCCACCGATGGCCTCGATCGAGGAGCTGAAGCAGCGCATTGACCTGCACGACCTGGCCGCGCGGCTGGGACTGGAGCGGCCCGGCAAGAACGCGGGCAATTACAAGAGCCCGAAGCACGCGGACAAGAGTCCGAGCCTCTCGATCTACACCCGCGGCGGTGAGCAGCGCTGGAAGGATCACAGCACGGGCGAGGGCGGCACGTGCGTGGACCTCGCCATGTACGTGCAGGACCTCGAGGCGGGCGAGGCGATGCGCTGGCTGCACGACGCGTATCAGATCCCGCGCGATCGCCCGCAGTCGAGCGACGAGCCGCGCGAGAAGACGCTGGCGGAGTTCATCGCGGCCAAGTGCCTGGCGGCCGATCCGGAGCCGGCGATCGCGTATCTGACCGCGCGCGGGATATCGCGCGAGGCCTGCGAGCTCGCGCGCAAGAAAGGCACCCTGGGCTTCAATGCGTGGACGTCGAGCAAGGCGGCTGCGGGTGAGCACGGGCACGGCGGGCCGGCCGCCGCCTTCATCGTGCGCACACTGAACCCGGGCCATGTGGCCGCCGTGGATCTCCGCTATCTGGACCCGGCGCTGAACGGCGGGACGAAGACGCAGATCCAGGGGGAGAAGCTGGGGCAGGTGTGGACGCCGGATTATGCGCGCATCAAGGGGGCGCACACGGTCTACCTGGTAGAGAGCTCGATCAATGCGCTGTCGATCGAGACGGCGGGGCTGCGCGGCTCGGTGGCGCTGGCGGTGTTGGGCGCCGGGAATCTGGAGGGACGCGACTGGCGCTTCCTGCAGGGGAAGCGCGTGCTGATCTGTATGGACAATGATCAGGCCACCCAGGCGGGCCGCTACCCCGGGCAGGAGGCTGGGTGGCAGCTGCACGAGCAGTTGACGGCGATGAACATCGCCGCGCACCTGGTCGACCAGGAGGCGTGGGATGAGCTGGGCGGCTACAACGATGTCAACGACGTGCTGCAGGCCGAGGGTGAGGAGGAGCTGCGCATCCTGCTCGCAAAGCTGCAGCCCTGGGCCATACCCGGGGTCTCGGGTGGGGACAACTATCAGGGGCCGCGGCGCATCTTCCTGCCGGCGCACGACTATGCCCAGTACTGGCGGTTCCGCTGCAAGGAGGATTTCACGACCTACGTCGCGAAACGCGAGGAGGATGAGGACGGGCAGACGCAGCTGAAGTTCCAGGATCTGTGTGGGTTCCGGATCGCGGGGATCTCGCGGGTGACCATCGCCGGTGCCGTGGCCACCATGACCGGGGAGCAGGACCACCAACCGCGCACGATGTTCGCGGTGACGGTGCAGACGCCGCGGCACGGGAATCGCCTGGTGCGGCGGGTGTTCGAGGATGAGCGCCTGCATAACGCGGATCAGTGGCAGAAGCTAGGGCCGGTCTTCAGTCGGGCGCAGTTCCTGCGCCTGGTGAACATCCTGGAGCGGGGCGCCGACATCGGCGCGCGCGAGGCGGTGAACTTCGTGGGCCTGGCGTGGCGCCAGGGCCGGGCGATCGTGAACGAGGGGCCGGACTGCTATTTCACCGAGCCCGATCGCCAGTGCCCGTATCACAATCTGACCTTTCACTCAGGCACTCGGGGCGATGCGCGCCGGGTGCTGCAGGCCTATCAGAGTACGTTCTCGGGCAACGCGGCGGCGCAGCTGCTGGTCTGGGCCCTGGGCGGGCATCTGAAGGCGTTTTTGGGCTTCTGGCCGCACATGGTGATGCAGGCGGACAAAGGGTCGGGGAAATCGACCCTGATCAAGAAGCTGGAGCGCACGCTGGATTTCACCATGTTCTCGGGACAGAGCCTGCAGACGGAGTTCCGCCTGCTTACGTCGATCTCCCACACGAGCCACCCGGTGGGCTGGGAGGAGATCTCGGCTCGGGCGCAGACGGTGATCGATAAGGCAGTGAGCCTGCTGCAGGAGTCCTATCAGTACACGATCACGCGCCGCGGCGCGGACCTGACGGAGTATCTGTCCTGCGCGCCGGTGGTGCTCGCCGGCGAGGACGTGCCCGTGCGCTCACTGCTCGGCAAGGTGGTGCGCTGCGATCTGACCGGGCGCAAGGGCGACATGCTGCCGGAGGATCTGCCGAAGTTCCCGGTGCTGGAGTGGCTGCAGTTCCTGGCGCGGCACTCGCGCGCCCAGGTGCAGGAGCTGCACGCGCGGGCACTGAGCTATCTGGAGCGCAACTCGCGGGCCTCGGGCGTCGACGACGGCGCCAGGCGCATGCTGAACAACTACGCGGCGGTGCTGACGGCCTGGCGGCTGTTGACGGAGTTCGCCGGCATGGACACCAAGGACGGGGACTTCATGCACGACCTGCTGGCCGAGACGAACGGGCATGTGAGCGAGACCAGCGCCGATCGCGAGCCGTGGGTGTGGATACTGGAGACGCTGTTCGCGGAGATCTCGAGCGGGAACTATCGCCACCCCTACGCCTTCCGCGAGCTGCATGCGGAGGGCGAGCCGCATGAGGTGCTGTTGATCCGCGCGCAGCACGTGATGCACCACCTGGGGCACAGCGTGCACCTGCGCGACACGTGGAACGGACTGCCAGTTAAGAGCGACCGGGTGCTGAAGCGCCAGCTGCTGCGCGCTGGGGTGGTGCTGCGTGAGCGGGTGGATACGACGATCCAGAGTCGCCGGGAGTGCCACATGTTGGCCCTCTCGCTGCACAAGCTCGAGGAGTACGGGCTGCACCCGAGCCTGCCCGAGCAGCTCGAGGTGGAGTTCGCGCCGCCCCCCTCCTCAGCGCTGGGCCCTGGCCCAGGCGCGTCTCCTTCTGCGGTCCCCCCGACCCCCTGAGAATGACCTGCGGCGCCGAATCCGGGGCCGCTCATCATTAGGAATACTTATCAGTGACCGAGACAGCACGAGAGGGAAGCGCTTTTCCAGACCCAAACTCCGAAAAGGTCGGCAGGGAGGTCGCCGCTAACCCGCGCACCGGGTGCCTTTTGCGAGCTAAGTCATTGATCCTTGAGAGGGTCGCTGCGCGAGTCGTGCTCTCAGCTGCGCGGGTTAGGTCTGCGAGTGCGCGGGTTTGCTCGATTTGTGCGCAACCCCGTTTTCGCGGGTTCGCCTTACTCTCTCTCTCTATCTATATGATTAGAGAGAGAAAGGCAGAGAGAAGGGAGGGGAAAATGGAGCGGGCGCGGTGCGCGGGTTAGCGGCGGAGGAAGCCAGGCGGTGCGCGGGTTGGCCTCTTCCTCGAGGGCTAACCCGCGCAGTTCCGCGCAGGTACTTGTATTTTCTGATCAAACACTTAGGCCTGTTGCGGGTGGGGTGCGCGGGTTCGCGGGTCGATTTCCCCGCCCTCCCTTGCGAGGGGGTTTGCTGATCAATGGACCTTATCGACCGATACCTAGAGCACCTGGTGCACAACAAGGGGCGCTCGGAGCGCACCGCGGCGAAGTACCGCCTGACACTGGAGCGCCTACAGGCCTTTCTCGCGCAGGCCTCCACGGGTCTGCTGGAGGCCACCCAGCAGCAGCTCGACGCGTTCACCGGGATCCATGCGCACTCGGAACTCAAGCTCTCGCCTCGTGCACGGCGGCCGCTGGTCTCGGCCGTGCGAGGGTTCTATGGCTGGGCACTTAGGGTCGGGCTCACGAAGGACAACCAGGCCCAGGCCATCGAGACGCCCCTCGCCGGCAAGCCGCTGCCCGTGGCGATGAGCCTGCAGCACGCGGAGAGGCTGCTGATGCGCTGCGATATGGAGACGTTCGTCGGGGTCCGCGATGCCGCGATGCTCGCCGTGCTCTTGGGCTGCGGACCGAGGATCTCGGGGCTGTGCGCGCTGAATGAGGGGGATCTCCTGTGGCGCCTGGACGATCAGCGGCGCGAGCGCCTGATCATTCGGTTCAGCGAGAAGGCCAACAAGGAGCGCCTGGTGCCGGCGCCGGCCGAGACGGCCATGCTGCTGCACGCATACCTCGGGCACGCCGAGCTCGAGGGGATCGATCGCACCCTCCCGAATGGTGATCGCGTGCTGTTCGCCAGCACCAAGAACAGGACGGTGCCGCCGCATGAGTACCACGGCGAGGCTCGGCGGGTGCGCCCCCTGAACGTGCTCAGGCGGATCAAGCGCTATGGCGAGCAGGCCGGCATCCCCGCTGACGAGCTCCACCCGCATGCCCTCCGCCATCTGTTCGGGACTGAGCTCACCGAATCGGACGTCCACCTGCTGGTGCAGCAGGACCTCATGGGCCATGAGGACCCGAGCTCCACTCAGATCTACACCCAGCTCGCGCTCAGGAAGAAGACACAGGCCATCGACCAGGCGTCACCCATGCGAAAGATCCGCTCCCCGGTCTCCGACCTGGTGCGGAGACTCGACCAGGACTGAGGCGGCCCCCTTGAGCTCCCCCAACTCCGATACAGAACCCACAGACCCCACCCCTAGCACTGGTCTGAGAGGGGCCTGGGGCTGCGGGTCCGCGACATTCGGTAACTGCGAATGAAAACGGGCTGTATCGTTAGCGATGTAGAACTGCCCCAGCTGCGTGTTTCGTCAAAAGGCGCAGCTCAGGGAGGGCAGGGGCGCGGTCTGCCGGCCGCCGAGCGTGGTTCCAGTGCCTGAAAGGCGCAGCTCAGCGGACGGAATTCAGCCCCAGGCCCCAGCCCGGGCCACCAGGCAGGCCAGGGGTGGGGGGTCGGCAGAGGGCTCCCCGCTGCCCCCAGGGGGGGGTGGGTACCCGGATTTCTGCAGTCTGCACAGGTTTTTGCTTACGGCGCCGCGCGACGACGCCGCGTTGCTGGCCGAGCTGCAGGCGTTCGGGCTCGGCCAGCGCTGGGTCAGAATCGCCGAGGCGATCGGTGCGGAGGCCTTTTTGCGCATGTGGCGGATCCTCGACGAGGAGAACTTGGCGGCCCCGGCAGGGCGCGACCAGGCGCGCATCCGTGTCCCGATGCTGATCAGCTACCTCCGCTTCCGGCGGAATCAACGAGTGCGCGAGCTCGCCGCAGAGGATCTCAGCGCGAAGGAGATTCGCCAGGCCCTACTCCGCGAGGGGTGTGAGCCGGTGAGCGTCCGCCACATCAACCGACTCAAGACGGGGCGATAGGATTGCCACCATGACGAAGACCGCGATCATCTATGCGAGGGTGTCCGACCGTAAGCAGGTAGAGGGGGAGATATCTATCCCGGCTCAGCTGGAGCATGGTCGGCGCAAGGCGAACGAGCTCGGCGCCACGGTGCTGCGCGAGTTCGTGGACGGAGGAAAAACCGGGCGCTCAGTGACCGCCCGCGATGCCTTCCGTGCGGCTCTCGAATATTGCGAGATCCGGGGTGTGGATCTGTTTATTTGCTGGAGCTCATCCAGGTTCGCTCGAAACAAGGTTGACGCGGTGCTCTCAAAGCATCGACTGGATGAGGTCGGGACCAAGCTGATTTATCTCTCGCTGGCGGTCGACCGGGACAGTGAGTTCGGTCGGATGATGGATGGCCTGCTCGAGCTGTTCGATGAGCACAAGAGTGTGCAGACCTCTATGGATACTCGGCGCAGCCTGATACGCAATGCGGAGATGGGGTATTGGAACGGAGGCTGCGCGCCCTTCGGGTACCGGCCAGTCGCTGCACCCGACAATCCGAAGCGCCGGCGGCTGGAGCCTCACCCAGAAGAAGCGGGGCTGGTCCGCGAGATATTCCAGATGCGCGCGCAGAATTTGATGGGTGCGAGGGCGATCGCTCGGGTGCTAAATGATAGAGGCAGCACCAACCGCGGCCGGCGCTGGAACAAGACAGTGATTCACTACCTGCTACACAGTGAGGCCGTGCTCGGTCGCCTGATATTCAATCGTAAGGATCGACACACTGGACGCCAGCGACCGCGAGAGGACTGGATCATCGTGCAGAGTCACCGCCCGATAATCGGGGCTGAGCTATGGGAGGCGGTGCAGAAAAGAGTGAGGGAGGACGCGCCGACGTCGCAGGCAGGGTCGGCCCACAACAGCACTTTTCTGTTCACGGGCCTGCTGCGTTGTGAGTGTGGGGCGCCGATGCAGATCGAGAGTGCCACCGGGCGGAATCGGAGGTACTACTACTACACCTGCAGGGCGGCGACGCTTGAGCGCACCCACAAGGTCAGGAGGATCGCCGCGCGCGAGCTAGAGACTTGGCTCGCCGCGCAGATACAGGAGGAAGCCCTCAGCGCGGATCGACTGCACGGCGTGGTGGATGAGCTGGCCCAGGTATGCAGTGCATGGGCGAAGAAGCAGGGTGCCGCTAGATCGGCTGTGCTGAGACAGATGCGGTCCGTAGAGGCGGCCCAGTCCAACCTTTACAAGCTGCTAGAGGCCCACGGCCCTGATACTCCGAATCTTGGCGACCTTACGCGCAGGTTGCGCGAGAACAACGCCGAGCTGCAGCGGCTCGGCGGCGAGATCGCGGTGATCGACGCGGCGGAGGCGCCAGCGCCGGCGGTCAGTCCTGATGAGGTGGAGGCTCTGCGGGAGTCGATCCTGCAGGTGCTGGATCAAACGAAGGACCCGAGGCGAGTCAGGGCGTTCTATTCGGACTTCATCGTGGCGATCAAGCTCGGACCGATGCTCTCGATTGAGTACGACCCAGCCAAGTTCGTGATGGCCCCTGGCGGGGCGGTTCATAGCAAGGTGGAGTGGCTCCCCGAGCCGGACTTGCCGCGAACCCGGGTGGTGACCATCGCGATGCCTCCGGGTCTGGTTAGGTCGGCTGCGTAGGGCCCTGAGCCCGCCACCGCTGGCCCTTAATCGGTCTGGGCATCGCGCCTACAGTGTGGCGCGATGGCAGAGCCGCGCACGGACCCCCTCGATCGTGTGAGCTTCCGCTGCAAGGCGTGCGGGCACGCCTTTGCTCGCGCGCCGGATCGGGTCGAGGATGCGCCGGAGCGGGATTGGCACCCCTGGGTGTACTTCGCCGTCTGTCCGGACTGCGAGGCCGAGGCCCCCCAGGCCGGGTGGGAGAAGGGGCTGATGGCGGCCTACGTCAAGGCGACCGGCCCGCGCACGCCGGAGGGTAAGGCGAAGGTCGCCGAGAACCTGGCGGGGCACCCCACCCCCGAGGAGGCCCAGCGGACTAGATTCAACGCCATGAAGCACGGGCTGCATGCGAAGACGGCGGCCTATTTCCCCGCTAAGCCCGGCAAGTACCCCCACTGCACCGGCTGCGCGCACCTGGAGACGCTGGACTGCCTCGATTACGGGGCGTGCCTGGTGCGCGCCGAGCTGCTGCTCAAGCACCTGGTGGCCTTCGAGCGCAGGGATCCCGATCTGTTGCGGGATCTGCGGGCGCACACTCAGGCCAATGTGCAGGCGCTGATCGAGGACATGATCCTGGCGATCGCGCAGGACGGGGTACGCCAGAAGACGCCGGTCTGGTACTACGACCGCGAGGGCGCCTTTCACCTGGCGCGCGTGCGGCGGGATCCCGCCGGCGGCCTGGATGATGAGATCGAGGGCACGGTGCCTGATGGTGAGTGGTCTCAGATCTACGAACTGAGCGAGCACCCACTGCTCAAGCGCCTGGCCGACTTCATGGCCAAGAACAGCATGACGCTGGCCGA